TCTGACCGAACGGAAGTATCTCTCCAGATAGAGTAGCCGTTCTAACTTCATAAAATCCCTCTTGGACAGACTTACCAGCTCTAGGAGTAGCCGGGTAAACTCCACCTGGTAACACCTCCATCTGTCGATAGGCGTTAAAGTCGAGTACTGTCGGGTCCGCGAAGGTCTGAGGGATTCCATGCTCGATAGTTTGTAAAGTCAATGAGACTAGATCGTTCGTAATTTCCTGAACAGACGTGAGCAATAGGCCAAGAGGGTCGTGATGCAAATAATCGGAAAGAGGATTGTAAGTAAGAGTCCAATAATCATCCAATGCTTGATTTTCTGCATCGGCGAATTGGTCGTTAACAAATACAACCTTTGCTCCATCAGGAAATTTCTTTCTTAACTTATCAACTTCGTCTTCGTCGTGTAAAACATTGAAAGCTGACGGTCGGAGCCAGAAATTTCTAACTGTAACAGTATTGACGGGATACTCCCCTTGATATTGAGGAGATAACCGTCCCCACTGTTCGTATGGAGAGAAAACTCCTGTGGGTCCACCAATTTTACCGTCACCCCCTCGCAATTTACCTCTAAGATGTGGGTATCGCTCGATGACGTTTGCGAAGTGGGACTCATAAGAAAATCCAAGATACGGAATATCTGACTGCTTCATCGCGTACACGGGAACTTTAACATACAAGCCACCGTATACTTCGATGCACTGACGAGACTTAGGATTCGTAGTTACTCCGACTAATTTAGTTACAACTAGAGGAGATTGACGAATATCTGGGTCCATCATCTGCATACATGATGGACATAACTCCATATCCTTATTCAGAACCGCATCATGAGCAGGAACATCATGATCTTCTGGTCTAAACTCATCTCTCTGTAAATCATTAATTATATTATCGCTCATCTCAAATCCACAGAGACTACAGGTAGTAATCTCGTGGACTTCTTCTGATTCCTCGTACTGTTCCTCTTTGTACTCACCGTATGACGCATCTTCTTTTGGATAATTATAGCAGGCGACCAGACCTTCCGTACAATAAATGAAAAGCGCGTGGAGCCAAAGAAGAGGAACATTATTATGCCGATAGATTAATTCGGCAATCTTATCTCCCGCTTTCGCGGTCATTAAATCTAGAGAATTGTCAGCATCGTCTGGATAGCATTTAATAGGCGGGACCGTAGTTGATAATGCTGCAATAATAGATTCCAAGTATGCTCTGAAAACATTGATGGGCTTATCATAATACGATTGGTCAGTATTTTGCTGTGTGTATTCTTGGTCCCAAACTCGCCAGTCGTGTGCCACTTCGGAATAATAGATTCTGTGAAATCCTTCCCAGAACAGCTTGAGTCTACGCCATACTCTGATTTGACGCTCACGGACAGACCTATCCTCTGAATCGAAATGATCGGTAACTGTCTTCAATAATCGTTGAATATCTTCTGAATATTCAGCCATTAGAACATCCTAGGACGCATCATTCCCTGTCCGCCTTGACCATACATTTGCATTAACATTTGTAATAGTTGGGGATTAGGTCCAATCTGCCCACCAAGTTGAGGCATAGGACCACCTCTCATACCTGGTAAAGTAGCCATACCTGGAGTCATAATAGGAGGTTGCATACCTGGTCCACCCTTAAAGTTAGGAGAAGGACCGATACTCGGAGTAGGAACTGGGCTTTGAGTAGGAGTAGGAACAGGATTACGCATACCCATCCCACCACCAGGTCTAGCCCCACCACCTTCCTGAACCTGTGGATTCATCCGACGCATATTATCGAACATTACTTCTTCCCCTTCTTCTTCATGAACATACTACGCTTATCTTTCGGAGTCTTATGAACAAACTCCGCTGCAACTTCTGGCGAAGGACCGATACCGCCTCGCGGTTTCATACCGTGAGCGATTCCCGCCATGAACTTGTACTGCGCGGCTGATTTAGCTGGCATTTTCTACTCCTAGAATTTCCTTCTCCAATTCCTCTGTCTTTTCCTTCATTAATCTAGCTTTCTCTCTATCCTCTGCTTCCAACATCTGCTGTCTAACTCGCCAGGGAATATTTTTTCGCTGCACAATAGGTTCAGGAGCTGGTCTATTCTCAGTCGCTTCAGGTGGATGCATAATAAATTCTAATAATCGTCTATTCTCTGCGGTAATTGAATCTAACTGAATCTTAAGATTCTCACAAGACTGACAGACTACTGGCTCAAGATTAAACCACTTCTCTAGTAAGCGAGTGATAATCATTGGGCCTCACTTACTTACACTTGGTATTCCACCTGCCCCCGGTGGTCCGACAAAATAATAGCTATTACTTGCAAGGCTAACGCCCTCGCCAGTTGGACCAATCGCTGCTACTTTCGCAGTATATTTAGTCGTAGAAGAAAAAGGTAACGCAGTTATAGTACCAGTACACTTATTCGTAGCGTCTGGTGTAGGCTTACCTAAATCCTGAACTTGAACTGGACTAGTCGTGCCTGTAAGAAAGTGACGCAACTCATATCGGTCAACTAAATTGACCCCATCGACTGTTGCATTATGATCAGCACTTGGAGTGAAGATTACTTTAGTCGGATTCAGTACAGTCTGAGCTGATACTGAACTCGCGACTAATAAGAACAGAATTAGAAATTTTTTCATCGGTGGAATCTCCTTACTGGCTTAAATTTACCATCTGACTCCAACTGTCTCATCTGTCGATAAAATGGCGTCCAATTATTTGTAGCCTGTAACCGCTGTATAAGTTCCTCTTGCTTCTGAATATTTTCAAATTCTCGACTCGCATCATCAAAGAATCTATCAGCCGCATCACACATATACCGCAGAGCATCGTACGGATCATCACCACTGAACTCAGCGACATCTTCTGCTGGCTTATTATCGCGTGGCTTATCATATGAACATGCTTTAATCGCGTCAACCAGAATCGGACAAGTATTAAATATTTGCATCTTAGGGAGATTGTCTTCAAATTCCTGAGTCGCGTTGAACAAGTTAAGATATGACTTATACTCTTCTAACCCGCGATTGCGAAGTAACCACATCGCGTGTTCTTCAGAATATACTGGCCTATCTTTCTCAGGAATATATTTCTGCTTCCATCTAAGATATTCATGAATTAAAATCTTCCCCGCGATTCGACTTCCCGCCGCATTACCTGTCAGATCTATTGGTCTATTCAGAGCTGAACTAATCTGTTCCTGAATTGTATGTTCCTGTCCCCTATCTGCCTTCGCTGACTGACAGAATTTAATGGATCGAGGATTATCTGCGTCGATATATTCCTTAACGAATGGCGCCCACTCTTCAATCTTGGTTTTAACGAATGATTGCTCGCGATAAATATAAAGTCTCTTCGTGGGAGAGATTGCGCCATACATAATGTATGTCATGGCTGCAAATCCCCAATCACCTACGACAATTTTGGGCCACCATTTAGGTATCGGAAATGGCTCCACAACATGTAAAGCATTCTCTGGTTCATCAGGATAATGTCTATCTCTAAATTCTTCAAATACCTGACCTAAGTAGGCTGACCAGTCACCAAATTTCTTGGCCTTCTTCTCCGCGTCATGTAGTCCCTCTAATGACTGAGCATATGAAGTGTCAATATGAGGATTATCCGCGAGAGTCGAATGAATGTATATCCTTTTATTACCACCCTTACCGACTATAATCTTCGAACCATTAGGAGCTGGATCTACGAATCTTTTCTTAACGAAAGTGTGCCCGATTCCTCCGGGCATTCCGGCGGAGCGTATAATAGCTGGTAACGTAGGATCGGAGGTTCGTACACGAGTGAATCCAATGTATAGGTAAATGTACTCTGTAAACGAGGTAAGCTCGTCTGGAGTGTATAGATTAATCTCCATCGAGTCGAACTTGTGTACGTCATCCTCGTTCTCGCAATGCGCGAGGAATACCATTGCCCCCGCGTTCATTCCACCAGTTCCACCATACTGATCTGGTCTGGGGAATGTCCAACACATGTCTGACCGATTAAGTGTTGCACCGAATTTAGAGTAAAGTTCTCGGCTTCGCGGAATAATTTCGTTCTTAAGTTCAGGATATGTTCGTCGTTGGAAGACTTGTTTAAATCGAGGATTCTCATGTAGGCGATGTACCAGTCCATAGACGAGTAATACGTCTGATTTACCTGATCCCGCACCGCCCCCATAAAATGCCTCTTTGATAGACCACGGAACTGCGAGGAATATTTCCTGCTTCTTATTCGGTTTCCACTCAGTCCGTTCAGCCATTATCTAGGGTTAGCAGAAACTCGCCACGTTACAACGACTGTACCAGAAGTAGTAGAAGTTAAAGTAGTTCGGACTGCCGTAAGTCCACCTACGTTAGTCGTAAAAACATTCGAGGTAGTAGTATTGGTGACTGCCGTACCTGAATTCGCGGGGAAACATAAGAGTGGAACGAAGTTAGTATTATCAACTGATGCTGTAAATGAGACTGTACCTGCCCACGTTCCACTGAGCTGAATTCCAATAGAACCCTGACCTGATACGTTCACATCAGCATAATCATTCACAAGAACTAAGTCAGCCATTATAGAATAACCTTTCCCTTAACCGTCCCCTTGATTCCGTATGATAAAGTAACAGGACTATCTTGCTTCAATGCATTAATGACCTTATCTAACATATTACCAAGTTCGACCATTCCAGTTTTTAATGTTTCA